GCTTCTTTACCAGCTTCGGCTACCATAGCAAGTGTTGGTTGGTCAAGTACTCCACCTTTTGCAAGTTGAGGTATTTCAGGGATATTTATACCAAAAGTCTTTCCTTGTATCCCATCTGGTAAGAAGTCCCAATCTGGCACACTAAATGTTAATGCTTTATTAATCTTGCCTATTGCCCAGTTAATTGATTTAATTACTAAATTCAGTGCTGCCTTTGGTGCTGCTGAAATATAATCCCATATACCACCAAATACGTTTTTAATTCCATCCCAAGCTTGGCTCCAGTTTCCGGTAAATACACCTTTTACAAAATCAATTATTCCACCAAATATTCTCTTTATTGCTTCAAATTTTGTCTGTATAATTCCACTAAAATAATTAATAACATTCCCAAACATACCAAAATGTTTAGTCCAATCAGTTGCAAATACACTTCCTATCCAATCACTAAACGCTTTGAATTTATCCTTAATCCAGTCCCAAACCTCGCCACATTTTTCTTTTACCCAATCCCAGTTCTTAACTAATAAAACCACTATTGCTATAACTGCACCTATCGCTATTGTTAATAGTACTAATGGCCAGTTAACAGCCTTAAATGCACTTCCTAATGCTGTTGTTCCATATGTCGCTAACCAACTTATTCCTTCATATACAGCTAATGCAGCCGAAGCAATAAGGAAACCAGTAGCAAAACTTCCTAAAATTATTGTAAAATTATCTACTGTACTTTCATTATTACTCATCCAGTCTCCAATTGAAGTTAATTTTTCAGCCAATCCTTCTAATACATCAACTATAACTCCACCAGTCCAACTTGATATAGGTTGTAAGAAATTATCCCATAATAATTTAGCTACTCTTCCAAATGATTCTAGTAAAGGGTTAATAACTTTCAAAACTCCTGCCAGTACATCTAAGAAAGCAGGAAGTAAATCTGATATGGTCCAATGAGCTAAAGGATCTAATACATTATCAAAAAACCATTTAAGTCCTTGTCCTATATTATCTATAATTGGCATAGCCGCATCTCTTACTCTACTAAATGCATTAATTAAATTAGAAAAGTCAAATGTTCCAAAGTAACCTTTAATTCTATCCACTAACGATTTCATAGAGCTATCTATTGCAGTTGTATCCATAGCAGGACTAACTAGTGTTGGTACTTCGCTTCCACCTACTCCTGTATTCCCTGTATCTCCAGTATCAGCACTATTACTCAAGTCTAATTGATTTATTTCATCAAACCCCATAAGAGCCCCTTTAGTATCTTTAGCTGCTTTCTTTGCGCTATCTCCATAGGCTCCCATAGCGACTTTTGCATCTATTAATTGTTGCGTAGCTTGATAACTCTGTTGATATGTCTTACCAAATATAGAACTTATAAAACTAGCTATATATTGAGTTGCTTTCGATAATGCTCCCATCAATGTATTAATTGCTGGCAATATCGCCTGATAAATTGGTGTGAATGCCACCATTAAATTAGTTTTTATTTGTGCTAAACTATTCGCAAATTGTTGATTCGTCATTAAGTTATTATAAAGTCCTGTAGCCATTGCAGTCATACCCTTCATAACAATCGGAAGTATTACCATCCATGTCATGAATTGCCTTGCAACCATACCTAGACCCATATGATAACCCCTTGCACTATTGCCGGCCTTTTTCATATTGTTACCTGTTACCTTAACGCTATTAGATAACTTTTTATTTACTGCATCAGCACCATTAGCAACTGTATTAAACAAACCTATTTTATTGCCTGTTGCTTTACTTTCTGCTCCTAGACTCGCAAACTTTGCTTCTAAATCAGATAATTTAAATCCTAACTTATCACTTTGTCCTATCAATTTTGTAATAGAAGCTTCTGTTTTTAACATCTGTTCCTCTATCTTATTTTTCCTTGCTTGATTAAAAGTAATATTATAGCTTTCTTTCAAATCTAATAACTTAGCTTGTTGCTGCTCTATCTTTCTATTTATTACATCTAAAGTTGCAGCTGTATTATCTATTTCAGCCTTTAAAGCTTCTGAATTTATTGGAGAACCTCTCGTCTTATTAACACTACTAGTTGTAGTTGTTTTAGGTATAGCTTGGTTTGTAGGCTTTCCAAAATCTAAGGTAGGCATTTTCACGTTCTTTAAAGAACTAAACATAGCTTTAAATGAATTTGTAAGCTTTGCCTTAATATTAGCCATTGTTTTAGATAAACTACTGTCTACAGTCTTAGCAGTAGTATTACCAATTATAGTTGCTAATTGTTTACTCATTGCTTCCATGTTTCCTTGAATTTTTGTCATGCTCGAATTCATGCTACTTTCTAGCTTACGTATAGAACTATTCAAATTACTTTCAATTGATTTCATAGAAGCACTAATACTTTTACCTAGATTATCAAATATACCTTTAAATCCAGATTCTATTGAATTCTTTAGGTTATTTGAAATTATTTTACTTATGTCCGTTATTTGTTTATTTAAATCACTTTTAACTTCTAAATCAAGACTTATTTTCCCTACGCTATCACTCATTTATTCATCTCCTTCCTTATTTTTTGCAAAATAAAAACACCTAGATTGCTCTAAGTGTTTTTATTAACAATTTAATTATTTTTCAAATTTCTTATATTTGTATACATTTTTTCTGCAAAAGTTCGTGCAAGAAAAGTGTCTCCCTCGAATGTTATAATTGCATCATCACATTCTATTACTAAATATTGATGTTTAGATACTTTTTTCTTCTTGAAGGCTAAGGCAAAAGGACCTAATAAAGCTATTCTAGTAGCAGTAAATCTTTCCATTACTTCCTTTTCAGTTTGTATACTCACATTCTTAACTTCGGATAAATTATAAACATGTTTCTTCAAACCAGATGCCATCATAAATTCATTAGCATTAACAGTAATTCTCATTTTGCATTCTTTAGGAAATAACGGATGGGATCCATAATACTTTAAATTAGCGCTTCCGCTCTCAACCATTTTACTGAAAACCCCCATAATCACCCCTCCTTAGTCAATATTATACAATTAACTAAAAGCACTGGCAAATATTTTCTGTAATTCCAAAATACTCGTTTCTTTTTCTTCTTCTGTCATATTATGAATAGGATTATTTCTATTTCTCCATGTATTTCTTATCTCATGCTGTTCTTTTGTGAAATGTTTAAGTATATCCTTATTTTCTTCACTTCTTATTGATACAACTTGCCCTAATGGAGTTTTAGGCATTATGCCTGAAAGAAGAGTGCAGAACTCACTCCAGGTCATATCATCATTTCTTAGCCTTATCCCATATTGCATGGCAAAAGAGGACTCGATTAAATCCCAGTCCTCTATTAGATCATACCATTTATCTTTTGCTGGGTGTCTTTCTTTTCTTTTCAGCTTCTGCTTCAATTTCTTCTAAAGATACATCACCTATAGCAGCCATAATTGAATTTATAATTGTTGTGTATGCTGGCATACTAAGTTCTAAACTTTCTATATAATCATAAGCTTCTTTTCCTAGTGCTATTTTAACTACATTGTCCATACTTTCAATATTTTCTTCTTTAGATTCTGTCATTATTTTTAACGCAGCTGCTTTTGAATTATTAATTATAAATTCATGTTCATTATCTATTCTTATCTTAGGTTTTTGATTTCCATTTTCTAATCTACTTATTATATCATATATTCTAGCCATTTCTTGTCCTCCTAATTTTATCTATAAATAATTTCTTCACCACAATAAGCTTCGCCTACATAGCAATAATTAGGCTTGGGTGCTGGGAGTGTATGTTGGTTTTCCATCACCTTGCATATCAAATTCTAAAGGTGCTACATTTGTGCTATCTCCACCACCAACATTTTTAACATTAATAATACAATCAAACGCTAACTTTGCTCCATCTGGGAACTCTATTTCTCCCTTAGTAGAACAATCTAATCCATCTTTCCATGCGATATTTGCAACATAATCGTTACCTGGATCCCCTACATTTCTTTTCCCATTAAGACTTACACTAAACTTTTTACCTGTCATCAATGCTCTTGCCCAACCTGATGTATCCATAGGTGTCCATTCCTCAACTGTTCCATCTATAGATATTGAGAAAGATTCCATATCAGCTATTACCGCCATATCTGATTCTGTGCTAGCTTTACCTGCTGTTCCAATTTTAAACTTAAGATTATACACGGGAAATACTCCACTAAATGCCATTAATATCATTCCTTTCATAATAAATTACTAAATCTATAACATATTCAAGTATTCCGTTATCATCAGTTCCAACACTAATTGGTTCTGATGTACTCATCTTGAATTGT